GGTTATATAAAGGAGAAGCGTAATGGAATGGTTTAGTTGGAGTAACTTGTTTTATTTAGTTGGATTGATTATTGCTGGTGGTGCTACTCTTGTAGCAACTAAGTATAGGAATATTGTCAAAGAAATGAAAGAAGTAGCTTCTGAATTACAGAAAGCCTATGAAGATGGTCAACTCTCTAAAGAAGAGAAAGAAGCTGTCATGAAAGAGGTGTTAGATGTATTAAAGGCTGTTATAAATTTAAAGTGGAAAATCTTTTAATTCATGGCAGATATAGTTACATTAGGAGATGAATCCACTAAGGATACAGGCTCTGGTAGTCAATTAAAAACAGGCGGTAGGAGAAAACATAGTATGGCTGATAAGTGCAAAAAGGGTGAAGTCTATAACACTAAAATAAAAAAGTGTATATCTAAAAGAGAATCACAGCTTAGAAAGAAGCTCGGTGGAAGATATGATAAGATGAGTCAACAACAAAGAGACTTATATCCTACAAAAATAGATTCATTTAAACAAAGTACAAAATCAGATACTACAAAAAAGAAAAAACGAGGATACTAATATGCCTAAAGCATGTGTAAAAAAGAAAATGAAAGATGGTATGTCTAGGGGAGCTGCTTATAAAGCTTGTTATCCTGAAATGGGTAAAAAATTCCCTACAAAAAAACAAGTTATGGACCAGTCAGCAAAAACAGCTTTAGATAAAATAAAGAAAACAAGAAAAATGGGACCAAAACCTAAAGGATATTAAAATGGAAAAACAAAAAGAATCGAAGAATGAACCAAGTTTAAAAGATAAGGTTGATACGATTTATGAAATTCTTTCACAACATAAAATAGATATAGAATATCTTGGAAGTAAAATAGAAGATATGTCTTTAAATGTTGATAAAGTAAAAGGTCGAATGGGCATTTAATGGGGAAGCGAGTAGATTTATTTGGACATGACTGGAGTATTGATGAAGGTCTTGGAGACACAGTATCAAGAGTTATTAAAAAAGTTACAAAAGGTAAGATTAAGGAGTGTGGAGGATGCAAGAAGAGACGAGATACATTGAACAGAATGGTGCCGTACAGCAGGGGGGACAAGAAGTAGAAGATTCAGAAGAGGATAAAATGCTTTTGAATACTGTTCTTGATGGTGGAGCTGTGCAAGGGAAAGAAGGCGGACTTAGAATGGATATGTTTTCACATGATGACCCTGATGATTTACCATGTTTATGTGATTTACCTGCTCATGCTCAAGATATAATTATAAGTGAATCTGATTTATAGTGCCTAAACAAATACATAAGATAGACCAATTTCATGGCGGTCTTAATACAAATGCAGACCCTAGAGATATTGCTGATAATGAATTGTCTGAAGCTACAGATATAATGGTAGACCAGTTAGGCAAAATTAGAAGTATAGGAAGTCAAGGAGCCCATGCTAGTTCTGCTAGAGCTAATGTAATTACTGCTGGTTATGGTCTATATGCATGGAATCATGATAGAGTAGATGGTCATACCTCTTCATCTGCTACTGATGACCCAGAAACTGGTGAAAATTATTTAGCTTTTTCTGATGCTAATACTGATGGATTAGTAAGCATATATGCATTTGGCGATAATACATGGGGCAATCCTATTACTGGAATGGGTAATAATACAGGAGGCACTCGTAAAGATGTTTTTTATGCTATTGATGGTGCTCTTAGGGTATGTGATAGCCGATTTACTAATACTAATACAAGTAAATGGTATGGTTATGTAGATAGAGAATATATGTATAATTCTGGTAGTACAGTAACAGTAGACCAATGGTCATTAGAATCTCAATATATACCAAGACCAAGTGCAAATTCAGGTTGGGATGACGATATATCTGCATCTGCTACATCGGCGGCTGATACTCACATAAGTACAGGTACAGGAATAGGAAGCGCTATAACTGATGAAATTGGTTTTGGTGATTCTGCTCAAGTTCAAACATATTTTCAGCTTGAAAATGTTTTAAATGATGAATCAGGTTCAGCTGTAACTAATATTTATACAATGGATATTACCGTTAGAGTTCAGTATGATGGTATAGCTGATACTGTGTGGTCTTATACTCTTACAGCTGGAGATGCTTCTAATTCTACTACATTTGTTGCTAGTCCTTCCAGCAAGTCAACAAGTTATGTTAGTGAAGGTTCTGTTGATGATACTAATGTTATTGAAGATAGGGTTCATACGTTTACTTTTGCGGTTGGTGATACAGTTCAAGGAACAGGAATCACTGCTGGTGTAAGAGCTACTTTATCAGTAGATATGTTGGGAGGAGATGTTGATTCAATAGGAATGACACGAATTGTTGTTACAGAAGGGTCATCGAGCGGATCAGCTCATCTTGGAGTAGATGGCAATGCTATAGATACTAATGAAGTCTTTATAGAATGTGAATTTGAAGCCACAACTGATGCTATAGGATGGGGTAAAAAATGGGAGCATGGATTTAGTTTTATATATGATAAAAAACAAGAAAGTCTTGTTAGGAGAATAGAAAAAGTAGACCCTAGTAGTGGAGCGACTTCTCCTCCTACATATGAGCAAGATAATAGTGCTAATGATGCTTATGCTCCAAGTGTAAAACTTAGTATTCCTTATGCTTCAGATTGGAATACTAGGATAACGGGCGGGGTCTGGTATATTAGAGATGTTTCTGGAGCAGTTCCTTCCAAATGGTGGGCTCAGATTGAATGTGATTTTATAGAAGGTACTGGAAAAATTTTAGGTAGTGGTAAAGAGTTTGATTGTACATTTAATCCAACAACTAGTGAATATAACTTTGATGTAGACCATGAAAATTTATTACAGCCTAATCAAACTGATACATATTTTAGTAGAACTCTTGTAAATGAAGATGAAGAATCTATTACATCAAGATTTTCTACTGCTGTTGTAGTAGGTCGAAGAGTTTATATAGGTAACGTACAAATTATAAAAAATGATGGTTCAAAAGAAGTCAAGGGTGATGCCATGATTAAATCTCCTGTAAATAGATTTGATACTTTTCCTTCTAAATCTTTAATTGAAGCTGCTATAAATGATGGTGAATCTATTACAGCTCTTGAAGAATTTGCTGATAGGATATTGCAATTTAAAGAACAAACATTATATATAATAAATGTATCACAGGATATAGAGTTTCTTGAAGATATGCATAAGCATAAAGGAGTGCTTTTCCCAGCTGCTGTATGTAAAACAGATTATGGCTGTGCTTGGGTAAATAGACTTGGTTGCTATTTATATGATGGTAAACAAGTTATTAATTTACTTGAGAAAGGCGGCAGGCAGATAATAAAAGAAAGTGATTGGTTTAGTTTTACAACTGATAATTCTATTATTGGATATATTCCAAAAAAGAGACAATTAATAGTGTTAAAAGATTGCACTGCAACAAGTGTTGGTGATATTTTTATTTATGATATGGTAACACAGAGTTGGGTACAAGGAAATTCTGCTCTTACAGATAGTCAGATTCAATCAAATTTTGTTAATGACGTTAATGGTGATTTAGTATGGTCTCATACAAGTACTACTGGGACAATGCAAATTTGGGCTGACGCAAGTGCTATTAAAACTGGTATTAGTTTTAAAACAAAAGATTTAGATTTTGGACATCCTGCTATAAGAAAAAAGATTTATAAAGCTTATGTATCATATAAAGGAGATGGTGGTGAAATTACTGTGAATTATGGTACTGATGGTAATACTACTATGGCTGGAACGTTTTATATTACTGGTGCTACTGGAGAATCTACGAAAGCTAATGCAGCAGATTTATGTTTATATAATGCTAGTGTGGGAACAGATGATTGGGTTTTAGCAGAGCTTGTACCGTCATCTTCTATTAATAATATAGATAGTTTTCGATTATCATTTGCTGGTGATACTGATGATGCAAACTTTGAAATTAATGATATTTCGGTAGTTTATAGAATGAAGAGTATTAAATAATATGGCTATGTCACGGCAAGAGAGAATTAATGTTCATAAAAAGCAGGACAGAATAGATAGTGTTAAAGAATCTTTTAAAAATGATACATCTATTTCTGTAAAACCAATTCGACAACTGCAAGACGACCTTGATGGTGCAACATTTGATAGAGATAAGTTAACTACTAGTTCAACGCCTACCGTTGATGAGCTAGAATCTTGTGTTGGTTCTCTAGCTGGGAAAGTTAATGAGATATTATTATCTCTTAAAACTGTAGGGATTGTCAAATAATATGACTTTGATATCACTATTGAATTATAGTAAATTTAATGGGAGAATACTATATGGCTAAAAGTTCTTTATACTCAGCTCATAGAGCCGCTGGAGCCTCATCAGGCAGATACAAAGCTAGTTTATACGACATAGCTAATGTTGGTTATGCTGGGGAAGCTGATATTGGCATGGAACAATTTAAGCAAAAACAGGCTCAACAAGGGTGGGAAACTCTTGGAGAGGCTCTTTCTTTAGCTGAATCAGTTGTTGGCGGTATTCAATCTAGAAAGGAAACTGAGGAATTACAGAAACTATATGGTGTCAAACCAAGTAAGACTTCAAAAGATTTTTATGGCAAGAAAGCTGGTTTTGATATGGGTGATTTATTTGGTAAGAAATCTATTTTTAATAAAGGAAAGTCTAGACCTACTGCACCAAAGGCTACTAAAAAAGTTCCAACATTAGGCTCTAAAGAAAATCCATATAGTCTTTCAGAAACTGGGACAAAAGCTGTTGGTGAAGCGTTTAGACAAGCTAAAGAAGCTGGCGTTGAGATAGGTTCTACAATTTGGGGTAAGGTTGATGATGAGCTAAAATCATGGAAATATGAATATAAATAACATGAATAAACAAGACGCTAAAAAACAATTTGATAATATGACAGAAGAGTTAGGAATAGAGCATACTTTTCCTTTTGATATTGCATGGTCTTTTGCTAAGTATGTAGAGATAAAAGGAGGCTTAGAAAAGCCATTATCATTTTTACCATCTGAATATACTAAAGAAGAATTTAGGATTGGAATTAAAGATGTAGAAAATAAAATGTCAGAAAGTGAAAGGTCTCTTAAAGGTAAAGAACTTGAACATTTTAATCCACTAAAACATTCTTTTGCTAAAGGTGTCTATATTAGAGAAATATTTAATCCAGCTGGTGAATTGTTAGTTACTAAAATACATAAGTATTCTCATCCATTCTTTCTTTTGCAAGGAGAGATGACGATTCTTGGTGAAGATGGTGAGAAAAGAATAAAAGCTCCACATTATGGGATTACAAAAGCTGGTACTAAAAGAATTATATATGCTCATACAGATTGTATCTTTGTTACTGTTCATGCGACAAATGAAACGGATGTAGATAAGATTGAAGAAGAAATAATAGCTAAAGATTTTAAAGGGATAGGATAGATTATGTCTTTTGTAGCAGTAGGTTTAACTCTAGCAGGAGCTTCTTTTTTAACTGGTGTAGCTTCATCTGAGAGCGCAGCAAAATCGGAAAGAAAACAAGCTCGTATAAAATCTGATTATCTTGGTCAACAAATGGCTAAAGCTGATGAGTCTTTAGCTGCGTTAGAGCCTGTTAAAGAATCAAAATTAAAAGTTGCTCAAGCTAGTTATATGCAAGATATAGGAGATTTATCAGCTCAGACTGGTCAAAGCAAAGAAGATTTACAGCAACAATTTGCATCAATGGTTCAAAAAAGTGGCATGGCTACATCTGGTTCAGCGAATGTTAAAGCTTCTCAAATGTGGAAAAGAATAGGGTCGTCTTTTGGAAGAGGTCAACAAGGTTTAATGGGTCGTCTTGGTGAGAAGATGGGTGCTGTGGAAGAATGGTATGAATCTGAGAAAGCAAGAGTAGGCTCAGAAAAAGCGAGGATGACTCATGAAAAAAAGTTAGCTGATGCGCAAGGAGGTTCTAAAACTTTAGGTGAAAAAGCGTGGTCAGCAGTTACATTAGGAATAGGATAAATTATGGCAGCAGGAGCATTTGCAGCATTAGAAAAAATATTAGAAAATAGACAGCGTAGGGAATCATCTGATAGACAATACGCTTTAGCATTAATGCAATTTGATTATCAAAAAAGACAAGCTGATATGGCTCAGGTTGGTAAACAACTTGAATTGTTACAAGGAGCTAATGCTCAAATGATGAATAATGTAGCTCAAAGTTTTATGTCAGAGTCTGGTTTAGATATGATATATAATGCTGAAGATAAAGGTGGTGAGGATGCTATGGATTCGTTGAAAGATTTAGGTTTTTCAAAAAACGATGCTACTAAAGTAGTTTCAGCTGTATGGGCATATCATACAGCTCAGAACCCTCAACCAATATTAAATCTTGGTAGAAAATTAAAGAATATTGCTCAGTCAGAATCTGTCACAGGAGAACAACAGAGATTTGCAAAAGCTTTAGGTGGTCTTATTGGATTTAGTGGTTCAGAATCTCAAGTTGAAAAAGCTAAAGAATTATTAAATAGAACTGACAAGATTTTACAGAATCAAGATGATATTATGAGTGAAGTATATGAATATGGAACTGGTGATTTTGAAATACAAAGAAAAGATATTGGTTTAGGTTTGCAACAATTAGCTGAAGAAGCTGAAGCAGGTGAAGATGATATAGGAGGCTCACCTATGGTATCCATTCCAACTCCAAAAGAAATGTTAAGTCAATCTCAGCAGTCTTTAAAAATAGCTGAAGATGAATATGAAACTAAACAGAAAGCATTAAATATTTTAGATACTGAATCAATGACTTTAAAAGAATTACAGAGGAAAGGGACTTTGACAGATATTCAAAGAGAGTATCTCGCTAGGATTCCTAAGATGAAAGATGTTAATGTTCAACAATTAGCTGATTTAAGTGAAGATATATCTAAAGCAAAGGAAGAATTAAGAGAATCTAGGGGATTTGAAGCTCAGGTAAAATTATCTGGTATTATGAAAGCTAAAAGAAAATCTACTGGTGGTAGCTATTCTCCTTATTAATATAAAAAATGGCTGATAATCTAACCCAAAAATTCCTAGATGATTTAGATGCTAGAGCTAGGAATGTAACAACTCCAACGCCTATGGCTCAATCTGGACCTGTAACTACTGGTCAAAGTTTATGGGAAACAGCTGGCACGGGTCAACAACCAAATTGGATGACTGAAACTTTAGAAGGTGAAGGCAGTGCTTTTAGAACAGCTGGATTGGCTCTATGGGGTTTTCTTGAAACTGGTACTCTTGGTCTAGCTGGTCTTGGTGTAAGAGCCGCATCTAAAGAGGCGTACGAAGGATTACAACCTCGTAACTTTGCAGAAAGAGTTGCTACTGGTCTTGGTACTGTTGGTGGTTTTATTGTACCATTTGGGGCTGCGAAAGCTGGTGCTTCTGCTTTATTAAAAGGAGCTAAAGTAGTACGAGACGGTAAGGTTGTAGGATATGGTGCAGCTAAAGCTAGTGAGAAATTTGTAAGTAATGCATCTAGAGTATTAAAAGCTGACCCAGCTTTCAAGAAATGGTATGTTAATCAAGGTCTAGACCCAAAGGAAGTAACATCATGGATTGAGAAATCTGGTCTATTGCAAGCACCTAAAGCATCTATTAAAGGTGTAACAAGAGGTCATTTTGGTAGTTCACACGCAGCTCGAACTCAATACGCTGCTAATGTTGCTAAGAATACAGAATCAATTATTCGTAAGAAAGTTGATAGTATGGCTAAAGCGTTTGCTAAGAAGGGTGATGATATACCCTTTAATATAGATGATAGGTCAATAGGATTAATAAAAGATGAGGTTACCAAATATATAGGTGGTAAATATAATTTCCCTATAACTAATCTTCATCAGTATTTAGCAGCTAAATGGGGCAATTCAAAAATGGCTAGTATAGCTGCATCAGCAGCTGAAGAAGCTATATTATTTTCTGCTGTTGAATTACCTATGAATTTAACTAATAGTATATACAATGAAGATGTAGACTTTGAACCATTCTCCACATTAGGACATTCGATGGTACTTGGTTCTGCTCTTGGTGTTATTAGATTAATACCTGGTGGTAGAGACATGGGTATTATGAAGACAGCTTGGGGTAGGGCAGGTCAATTTCTGACTAGAAGAAAAAGATGGTCTAATTATAATGTAAACGATGCATCTGAAAGAATGTTGCTTACTAGAAGAGCTCAAGATTTATGGGATAATAATCCTGAGATATTTAAAGGATTAGCTGGTACTAAATTATATAAATCTGGTGGTAAAAGTACTGTATCAAGTAGAGATGAGATAGCTAAGTTTGCTGAATCACCAGAGACAGCTAAAGAATTAAGAAGTTGGATGAGTTCTGTTGAAAGAACATTTTATAAGGAATGGTGGCCTGGTTTCTTAAAAGATTCTGGTAAAGATGTATTTGGCTCTATGCCAAGAATGATTGCTGGTAGTGTTGCTTTTAATGCTGGATTATTTAATGAGTATAGAAAAGGTAATATACCAACTGAAGATATGGTATTCCATACTCTATTAGGTGCTGTTATGACTAAGAGAGGCAGAGATATAGAGTATATAGACCATAATGGAACAACTCAATTAATCCCTGAGAACAGAAGACCTCGTGTATATGATGATAGTTTTGAGAAAGTAGATTCATATCTTAATTCATTAGGTCTTAAAGTAGACCATGCTGCTTTTAATAATCTTATGAACAATATGGATATTCTAAAGAAGAATGGTAAACCAGATTATTCTACTGATGATATGCAAAAACTATTTAAGTCTCTTGAAGAACGTGATTTTGTAGTTGATGCAAGTGATGAAGTATCTATAAAAAATGAGAATATATCTGGCAATGATTTATATGATACTTTAAGTATTCTAATGGAAGGAGCTGTTCCTGAAGGTAAAAGATTAAAACAATCTATTGAGTTATCTGAATCTGAATTAGCAGATTATCTAGTGCATATAAGAGGTTTAGAATTAAAGTCTTTACAAGAGTATAGAACAGATTCAAGTAAAACTGGTACTGGTAAAGGGATATATTCAGTAGCTGATATAAGAGATATAGCTCAAAACTCTGCTTCTAAAAATATAGAAGCTGCTTTAGAAGTTAATAGAAGAGCTGTTGAAGATGCATATAATATAATATTACAAGAAGAAGCTAGACAAGAAGGTAAGCTTAAAGATGATTGGGCTCCTGTATCTGAAGATGCTAATGGTAAACTTCCTCTCAGAAAAATTAGATATGATAACTCATCACCGATAGAAGATTATGAAAGAGTTATGAGATTGTTTGGTAATGGTAGAAATGATGGTGAAGATGGGTTTAAAAGTGCTTTAGGTTCTATTAGAAATCGTGTTATTATGAGAGAAGGCGATAGAAATGAAATAGTATACAATGCAGAAATGCATAGAAAATTATTTGGTGATAAGGCTAGTGGTGATAGAGGCGAGATGGATAAGTATGATAGAGAGCTTACTACCCAAATGTTTGGTGAAGGCGTAATGTCTGACGATGCTTTGCTTCATGTTGGAGATGCTTATTTTATGGATGGTATAGAATCTCATATGTTCGCTAAGGGGATTAGAGATACATGGTTAGAGTTCGAAGCTATAAGAGATAATGATACTAAAAAGAGTGTATTTGGGGATGAAGTAACAGATATAAGAACACTACTTGATAGAGCATTTTCAGGAGGTCCTGGTTTATCTGGAAAAGAATTACCTACAGGTATAGTCTTAACAGAAGGTGGTAAAATAATAAATCCGAATAGAAAAGAACAATTATTCGCGAGTGATGTTTTAGAAGTATTAAAGCAACAGAAAGAAAGAAGCTCTATAAATGAATCTATATCTGGTTCTGTAGTAAAAAGAATGGATGTAACTGAAATGGGTCAGTTGATGGAGAAGTTCGACGCCTTTGGTATACTTGATGGGTTTAAAGGGAATAGAGAAAGGGTTGATACGTTTGTAGCTAATCTTGCTCATTATACTAGGACTAAAGGTTTAGCGATGGCTACAAGGAATGATGGTTCACCGTTGACTCCAAAAGATTTAGCTACTATGGAAGTTCTTACAAGGTCAAGATTGATGGGTAAGAATTATGATATGGCAATGCTTACAAACCAGATTGGTAATTTAAAAGATTTCTTCCTAAGTTCAGATGTTATTAACAAATATAATTTAAAAGCAGAAGATACAGATGGAATAAGCAAAAGCTTGCTTAAGTGGACTAGAGATAATGACTCTACAGTAAAAGAAATATTTAAAGATTTAGAATCTTCTAATAAAAAATTATATGATTTATTTGTTGATGCTGCTGACAAGATGGAAGGTGTTGGTCGTGAGAATGTATCAATGCTATTGGGTGACTTCTTATCTTTATATGAAGAATCATTAGCCCCTTTATGGAGAACAAGAAATGGTGGTATATTAAAAGAGACTACTACAAAAGCAGCTGTCACTAGTGACTATCTATTTAAACTGGTTTCTGAGTTTAGTAGAATTAAAACTGGTGAAATTGATATGACTCATAGAGATTTGCTAGCTGCTATTGATGATGTTTATTATAATACAGCATCTAACCAATATAGAGATTTCTTACAATTAACACTTAATAGTGTAGTTGATAGAAAAGGTGATGTTACAAGAGTTATAGAGATACTCAAAAGATATAAGTTATTTAATCCAAAGACTAATGTATTCTTATTTGATGAAGCTGATAAAACATTAACAGATAAAATCAAAGATGCTTCTAGAGAAATAGAGGTAGCAACACAAACATTGCCGATTGAAAGAGAAATTGATATATTAATGGAAAGAGATAAACAGGATTTCAGTCCTAAGTCTCATTCAGATACTCATGTATCACTTACTCTTGAAAAATTTAAGAAAGATTGGGGATTAAAATATACAACACCTGATATTGTATACGGTCAAACGCCAGCTGCTATGTTAGAAACTATAGTAACTGGTATGCCTGGTGGATTTACACTATCAAATTTCTTTGATTATACAGTTAAAAAAGGTGAAATGAGTAAAGAGATTGACGGTAAAGTGTATACTCATAAAAACTGGAAAGAGATGCCTGAGTATCAGATTGAAAGATTTGTAAATGATGTAATTAAAATATGGTCTGGTATAACTGAAGGCGTTAAGGTTAGAAACCTGAAAATTGGTGAAGGCGAAATACCCTTAGATGAACCAGGCTCAGCTAGAAGAAATGACCTTACTGATTTCCTATCAAGTGAATTTGGCGAATCTGTATTTGTTGATGCTGAGTTTTATGATAAAGCTGGTATAAAAAGAAATGTTAAAGAAGTAACTGGTGATTTAAGAGTTGGTTTTTATACTGGGGCTGGAAGAGTAGGCCAAAAAGCTGAGGCTAGATTAGCATCAACTGAAGCTGAAGCGTATGATTATTATGAAGGAGCTAAGAAACCTCAAAGTGGATATATTGTAGCTTGGCTTGCTGATGTAGAGTCAGGTATAGGCATACCAATAACAACTGCTGAACCAGGAAAAGGTCTTAGTGGTGTTCATAAATTGGCAAATAGGTTTGTAGATACTTTAAATGAAGCTAAAGAACGATGGAAAGATTCACCTGAGATATCAAATTATATTGATAGAATGATAAGTCAGTATGTAAAAACAGATGATACTCGCATTGTAGATACATTTGATATTGATGATGAAGGGAATCCAATTAATTATAAGTTTAGAGGTGAGATTCCTTCAGATGAAAGAACATCAGACCATGCAACTGTAATGTTAACTACTGTATTTGGGGATAAACAATTTGGTAAAAATTTCTGGGATTCTTTAATTAACTCAAAAGCTGATACAAAAGGATGGACTGCTGAAAAAGAATTTGCTCATGATTCATTAAGAAGAATGAGACTTTTTACTAATAGAAGTACAACTAATCTTGAGACTAAAAGAATTAAACAAATAACTGACTTTATGGATAAATCAGTACCTAAGAACCTAATGTTAGATATGAGAGGAATTATTGATACTGTACTAAAGCCTATAAATAAAAGTGGTATGTACAATTTTCATCTTTTAAGAGACGAAGCTTTATCTAAGGGTGAAACTAACCCTGCTATATCATCTGCTTTTAAAAACTTAGCTGAACAAGTTAAGAGAGCTAGAGAGCTTAATTCTGATGCTAATATATTAAGCGTTGATAAAGATTATAAATACCCTGGAGGGTTAGGTGATACAAGCCACTTTAATTCTATTGTAGTTGTTAGTAATAGATTTATGGAAGCATTGAAAATACTTACTGGTGATTTTCATAGGAGAGGTTCAAAAGCTGCTAAGCCTATTATTTCATTTGCAAGTAATGGCGACGCTGCTTTCTTAGGTAAGACGATGTTTATGGTAGATAGTAGATTTGAACCATACTTAAAAAATAACAAGATAGATATGGTAATGTTTGATTCTGCTGTAAAAGCTAGAGGTGGAGATTATGATGATTCTATTATAGATTTAGGTCAGTACAGAGATATGGATAGTTTCTTAGCATCTACTAATGCAGATAAAACAGTAGGTCTTCCTATAGAATCAATACAGATGCAGAGTTGGCATGCTGAAGATAAACCAGCTCGTATACCAATGCACGTTGCAAATGATTTGGTAGGAGGAAAATTAAATGATGCATATTTTAAATGGTTAAATAGACCAGCCGTTAGAAATTATGAAGATAGATTGGCTAGTATTGTAGGTGGTGGTAATATATCTAGAATGACTGCATTTTCTAAGTTCTTAATTGGTGAGGTTGGTGATGACGTTGATAATGTAATGTACAGTACTATGTCTAGATGGTTAAGTGCTAATGGTTATCCTATGTTTTTACCATTTAAGAATAGTATGAAAAATGCTATGATGAGAGAGTTTATTGATAAATCTGGTATGATAAGCCCTGAAAATCATCACGGCAGTCAAAGTGTATTAGTTCCTTCTTATTATGAATTTGACCATGTTGATGGCTTGAGGAATATGTTATTTGAAAAATCAAAAGATGGGATTGATAGTGTATATACATATGGGAATGCTGAAATAGGTGATAATAATTATACAAAAAGATTTGACCCTCAGAATACAAATGTAATTGTAGGTAGAGAAAATGCAGCTGACCAATTAATGACTTGGAGTGACCTTATAAAAGGAATAAGAAATGATATTAGCAAAGGTCAAAGAGGCCAAGTATATATAAAAACTAAAGAGCAAGCTAAGCTAAATGCAAAAATGAAAGGTAATGTAGAAGGTTTTGTATTTGGAGGTAAAAGGGAACATCAATTAGGTAGGTTAGTTGATTGGGTAAAAGATTTAAATACATTTATGGATAAGAATATAACTGTTGAAGTTGCTGGTGTATTTCAAAGAACGCCTTCTACTCGTTCATCTGATAAAGTTATAGCTGGTATAAAAGGTTTTGTTGATGGAAACTTTGCTAGATTAAATACTGTTGATTTATGGACAAGATTAGAAGCTGACCATGATTATGATAAATTAAATTATTGGTGGGATACTCCAACTGAAATATTAAACGCTTGGGATAAGATGGCTCCTGATGTTAAATCAGTTGTTAATACATCAGACCCAACATCTATAAGAGAACTTGATTTACTTAATCCATCTAGCCTAAGAAAATATAACTTTGATTCACAAGTATCTTCAAAAAAGAGAGGTGAAGTTGTAAAGATTAAAAGAGTCTTTCAATTTATGAAGCATTATAGAGGCGAAGATGGCGAGAGAGGCTATAATATAACTTTGCCTACTCTACCAGGAGAGCCTAAATCAGTTATAAGAATTAATCCAGATAGAATGATGGAAGCTGAGATAAAAACTACAGATGATATTCAAAGAATTGTAGATTCAAAAGATGGGTTTACAGAAGAAGACTTTTCTGATTATTATAGAGATATATTATTTGGCAAAGAAGGTTTAACTGTAAAAGTTGAAGATAAGAATGGGAATACAATCGAAACAGAATATCGAGGTTTATTTGAAAAAGGAGTTCTTGTAAGGGACTCTAAAGGCAAAGAACAATTCCAATCAGAAAAAATAAAACCTGTAGAACAAGATATTATAATAGCTTCACTTCAACCTTATAAAGGATTCTTACAATTAGCTACTGATACATATGAAGCTGGAGAATCTAAAAGAGTTAATTATGAGTCATTTATAACTGGATACGATACATATAGTGATTCTATGTTAAATCTTGAAGCTTATGTATTAAGAGCTATGGGAAGAAACCCAAAATATAAGTTTAAAGATTATGCTAAATATTTTTATTCAGATGCTACTGGTGGTAAAAAACCTGTTTCAATATTTGGGTTGCAAGATGCTAGACTCCCAAAGGTTGCTAGGCGAGGTGAACGAGTAAGCAATTTAGGTTCAGAGTTATTACCATTTGATAGGTCTGTATGGTCATCGGCATCAGTTGATAGAATGGGATTAGAAGAACCATATAAATCTCACGATAAAAGTGAAGAAGCTTTTAATGATATATGGAGTGATTATGTAGATAAAGGTAATGAGACAGATGCTGTTGTAAGAAAAATAGTAAACTCTATTAAAAAGGATGCTGAGAATTTTGAATTTTTAAATATTCTAGATAGGAAGATTGTTTCAGCTAAGTCTGGTCTTAAAAGAGCTAAGAGATATAATGATGAAAACTTAGAATCTTGGCTTGGAGATAGAGTTAATAGGCTGCAAGGAGTAAGAGATAGTGTAAATGATAAGATATTACTTGATGAATCAGCTACTATACCAATAGCAAAAACTATTAGAAGACAGTTAATGCAATCAATCGTTAAAGGATTGCCTGTTGACCTTGTTACTATGTATAAAGATACTAAAGGGAATATTAAATATGGTAAAAAACAAAGCATTGGACCTGAGCAGACTGGTAGGTATGTAAATCAAAGACAAGAGTGGATAAGAAATAACATGAGAAGGATTGTTGCTTCTACTTGGCAGAATAATAAATTAGCTATTGAAATAAAAGGTATCAGTAGTAATGATTATGCTCAGATGGTTATGTGGCATAGAACACTTGCTGAGAAGACAGGGTTTATGTTAGACCCAAGAACAGTTCCTTATTCAGAAGCGTTTGAGATTAGTGTATCCGAAGCTAGGAGAGAGTTAGGTAAAAAGTGGTCAAGTTGGTTTGAGCATAGAGATTACGCTCCTCATGAGAGAGAAGATATTGTACAAGCTGACATTATGAGATATATGAGAACAGAATGGGGCAGATGGAATGATATGGAAGATGGTCTTGGCAATCTCTGGATACTAAAGTTTATGACACCTGAACCAGATGGTATGACAGCTACTTACCACCAAAAGCATTTTCTACCAGGGTTCTCTAAGATAGATAAACAAATTAAATATATTACATTGGGTATGAATTTCTTATCTACAAACCCAGAAATATTAGATATACCTATAGCTAGACAAACTGCTAAAGAAGCTGGTTTATCTGGTAGGCAAACAGATTTATTGGTTGATAAAAGACAACTGTTAATCAGAGAATTAGCTGAATCATTCACAGATAAAATGAGAGCTTTGTATAATCAAGAGTCACCAAGACAAGATGTTAGTAAGATGAGTGGAGAAGAAAGACTTAAAGCTGCTCTTGGTGGTGATGATATAGGTTCTTCTATATTTGCAACAAGTGAATCATTGTATTCTGGCTCCAGTAATGCTGATATGATAAAAGAAGCTGGTGATGTATTTAAAGCTATAGATAAAGGTGAAATAGAAACAATACAAGATTTAAACCCTGAGATGAAATTATTATATGGAGTTACTGGAGACTTATCTCTTGATTATCTATCATTAAAAGGAGCCCCAGCTAAGATTGACCAACTATTGGATATTAAAAATATGGCTAGATTTTATTTTATGCCTAATAAAGTATTGAATAGTAGAGGCAAATTAGAAAATGTAAAAGATTTAAAAGGGTATTATGATAGTGTTAAGAAAGATGGTAAGATATGGTTTGGTGATTTATCTGAAAAGAATATGCTTGTAAAAGATAAGGTATCCAGTATTGATATGAATCCATTTGGTAGTCCTATAGAGAGAAATGTAGAGACTGGAGAACAAGCTAAACAAGTCTTCAGAGACAATATAATGGGATGTTAAATAAAGGAAATTAATTATGGCACGTTGTGACCCAAAGGCATTAGAGTTAGGTGAAAAAGTAATAGATAAATGGTTCAAAAAAGGTGGAATCATATCTAAGAATCTTGGAAAAGATAGCTATGGATATTTAAAACAACTGTGGTGGTCAACAACTAGAAAAGATTTTGATTATGGTGAGACGCCATCAATCGCAGAACTTAAGGTTATAAGTAAAAGAATTGATAAAGTAGAGAAAGGGTTTACAAAAAGAACAGGAAAGTTTGCTGAATTATTTTATTTACCTGAGGTTGTTTTAGCTAATAATATGCCAGCTAGAGATGCTTATAGATTTTTTATGAAATCTCATCAGCAATTTCAAGGCCATAGAGATGATTACCAAAGTGTTTTTAATAGTATTGTAAAGAAACTTGGTGAAAAGTCTAGACTGCTTGGATTGAGCCGTAAAAGTGGGTTTAAAACTATGAACAAAGCTCATAAAGAACTTCAGAAAAAGTATAATACATATCAAGAGAAAATGCAAAATGATGGATGGAAATCAGCAGAAGATTATTATAAAAAAGAATTAGCTGACCTATCCAAAGATACTCAGTTTGAAATATTTGAATTAGCTAATGATGTATTAAGAGACCCTGATTTAGTAAGGAAAGAACTAAAAAAGTATGGCATATTCTCAGACATAGCAAGCGAGTGGAAAAGTATAAGTCCTAAACTGTATAGAGATTTAAAAAATGGTTTAAGATTTCATATAGAAGCTATATCAGAAGCCAATGAATTAACTGGTGGTGCTTATACAGAAATGTTAGGCAACATGAGAAAGATACAAAGTAATTTAAAGCAGAGGAAGAATTATTTTCCAACTGAAGTGCTTAGAATGTTTCCTACTATGAAAGCTGTTCAAGAATCTATATATGAAAAATCTAGTACTTTAGAGAAAAAAGATTTAACAAAAGTAAATGACTATGTTGCAAACATGAGTGAGATACTTATTGATGAACTTAATCTATCAAAGCATGCTTTAGAGGCTAAATATGGAGATATGGCTAGACATAATAAAGATGTCATTGGTGTAATGGATAACTATATTAGAAATATAACGATGTTTAACTTCGCTGGGACAACTTCGGCTAAGCTATTGCAAGGTATAAGAAAGATAGGCGAAATGTCTCCAGATGAGGCAGACCATCAGTCTCAATTTTATATAGATTATCTTTATGATACTCATGCAACTATGTTAGGATTGAATGTTAAATCATCATTTTGGAGAGCTGCTACTAGAAATGTTACAGCTTGGCAGTTTATGTCTAAACTTGGTTTAAATCTAAGAGGAGCTGCGAGAAATGCAACTCAGTCATTACAAAACTATGTTTACTTTGGTGTAAAGGGGATGAGAGATTCTTCTCAATATTTAGATACTGCTAATATAAGGGCTTTAGCTGACGTTGAGGCTAAAAAGCATGGTGTTTATTTTGCTGAAGCTCGTGAACTTACAAATACATTAGGTTTGTTTCCAGATGTAGCGACATCAAAGATAAACGGGAAAGAAGTACTTACATATAAATATGACAGTACATCTAGGAAATTTTCAGAAGGTCTTGAAAAATTTGCATCAACAACAGCTAAGCCAATGAGGTGGGTTGAGAATAAAGTCAACAGACAGTTAACATTTAAAATGGCATTTGCACTGAGGCATCAACAGTTAAATAACAACGCTGGTATGATTGAACGAGATGTTACTAGGGCAATAAAAGAAGGTAAGCTCGATAAAGATACAGATATAAATGATTATATACAGAATTTAATAACAAAAAGGTCTTCAAACTTTGCAGCCAATATGGTAAAAGAACTTCACTATGAATATTCTGGGTTTGCAAAGCCAAAAGTTTTAAGAACACCAGCTGGTTCTATATTAGGTCAGTTTATGACATATAGTGTTAATTTTTGGAACTACCAACACAAGATAGCTACTAGAGGTAAAGACAGTATAGTTGCTGGAGACTGGGGGAGTCCAGAAGCTTTTAGACTTTATAGGTTAGGAATGTTATACTCATTCTTATATGGTATACTATCACCTCTGACAAATACAGATGTAGGTAATCTTATACAGCACGATACTTATGAAAGATATCAAAACTTCGCTGACGCCTTTAGTGAAGATGAAGAAGTTAAGAAGAGAGCTTTCTTTGGTAAAGGTCCTATAATTGGAACTGTAGGTGGACCTTTCGTTGGTGATATCGTTACTATGGGTAATGTATTTGGTCTATACGATTTAATGTCCAATGGTGAATTAGATGAACATAGTTGGTTAGGTTATTTAGCTGGATATCAAGACTACGCTGATTCCCGTGACTCTGATAGAGTATATGATGCTGTAAGAACATTAAACACAGAAGTAGCAAGACAACTCTATGTTATTTGGCCTCGTATGTATAACGGTGCTGGTCTTGGTACATTAGCTCAAATAGAATTAGGTCTATTCCCAGACAAAGAAATGAAAGAGAAGAAGGCTGTGGTTGCTAAGGCTGTTGGTCTACCAACTCCTGCATATGCTGAACCTAAACCTCTAAAGAAAAAACCTAAGAAGAAAGATATAGTATTAGAATCTCTAAAAAATCTATCAAAAGATGGCAGGAGAATACAAGGAGCTGAGAATGTTGGTTCAAATGAATGGCTTTCAAATATAGTGAATAGTCAAAAAGCTTATTCAGCTGATTTACAACCACTAAAAGGTTCTTTATCTAGATATAATACAAGACTATTATCACTAGCTCACCAAAAAGGATATCAAGGTGGCTTTGACAGAGGAACTTGGAGCTAAAAAAAGGGGGCCGAAACCCCCTCTCTTTTTTGCCTGATGATTAATTAAGAGGAGTCCAGGCGGAAGTTCTCTTCATATCTTTTAATAATCTTTTATTTCTTTTACTAGGTATCTCTACACCATAAGTCGCAAAAGATGCCAATACATTTTCAGCTCTTAATCTTATCTCTTTACCTTTATTTTCTAACTCAGCACCACTCTTTATAATATCTGATAATTCACTTAATATTTCTTCTGTTAAAACTATTTTATTTTTAGTCATTAATTATCATTTTCATTGTTTACATACCAAACTACCATTAAAGCTGCATCACTTGTACTCAATGTAATCTTATTCTCTGGGAATAAATTAATTGCTATTTGTTTCAACTGATTTTTCCTTTCTGTTTTTATTTTTGAAAGAGGCTGGAGTGGCTTCATCCATGCTTGAGGCGTAACTTCTAGTGTTGGAATATCATATGCTCCAAGTATCCCTAACCATTTACCAAAGTTACATCCGAATTTAAACGCACTACTTCTTGCATCTGTAGGGAAAGCATGAACCTTCTCTATCACACAAAAAGTATTCTTATCTTTAACTCTAGCTGTATTTATTATAGCTGCCATTTCTTTTGGTGTCTCTGGACATTTATGTAGTATCATCTTATCTTTAGCTTCATCGTATATTGCTACTCCACCTTTTGCTCCAGGGTCAATACCTATTATAATCATTACTCCCAATCCTTCCTAGCTGAATATTTATTTTTACTTTTCTTATGTCTATACTTAGACCGATACGTTACTACTTTCTCGGTTTTACTTTCCATATACTTTTTCCTGTACTCATCTAATATATTATCAAGTTCACTAGATGAGCAATCCCACAACTTTTTAGTATCAACTATCTTCTGTTTAATGTCGATAGTCGTCTCTATTGTGAGATGCTCATCAGCTTGGATTGTTGCTAACTTATCTGTAAACTCTTCTAACTTCACTACTTTTAAAATGGCACTTTCCTTTTAGTATTGATATCAATATCATTCTTCGCATCATCTCTATCAAAGTAAAACTTACATCTGTTTCCATTAAAGCCCATAACATAAGTTCCTATTGTTCCATATCTACTCTTAGGTACTATTATTTCTATTTCATATCTATCATGTGATTCATTATCAAAGTTCCACCCATAGAACGGCATGATTGCTGTCTCTGCTGTTTGTTCTATTACACCTGACTCTGCGAAATCACTTAGTCTTGGTTTAGGGTCTATTCTCTTTTCAATTTCTCTGTTTAATTGTGATACTAATATTGCACTGCAATTTTCTTTCTTACATATCCATTTATACTCATACATTATACTTTCTATTTGGAATCTTCTTTCTTCTATATCATCTACTTGTATTAACTGTATATAATCATCTAATATTACATCTGGTTTGTATCTAGATATTTCAAGCATCGCTTCACTAAGTTTTCTTATGTTATCATACATTATAAGATTTTTATATTTCTTATCTATTTTTTCACTTAACAATTCAACTTCAGTTATTTCTTCATCAGTTAATTTATTCTTTCTAATCTTTGAATATTCAATATCTTTACTTTCCATAATAATAATTTTCTTCATTACTTCTTCATTCGACATCTCTCTATTGAATAACATTACCTTATATCCTTGAGCGATTAAACTTCTTACGATATTTATAGCTAATGTAGTCTTTCCATGTCCAGGTCTACCACCTAAGACAGTAACTTCCTTTCTTGTCATTCCCCCGGCAGGATAGTCGAGTTGTTGGAGACCGAAAGGTATGATGTTACTACTGTTTTTCAAGTTGGAAATAGTATTACTTATGATAACATCTATGTCTGTCTTCTTAGAAGGTTGTAAATCCTTTAGTTCATCTATTAATCTACTGTGTTGTTGTAATGTAGTATCTAATTTTTCATAATCTGTGAAACTTGTTTTGTATAATTTATTTGCTGTCTTCGCTGCTTCTCTTTGTATATGTCTTTCCCATATTATTTTCGCATGATACTCTGCATTTGCTGTCGTTGCTACTTCCATTGGTAATCCAGTAATGAAGTATCCCATTGTTTCATCGGGACTTGTATCTTTTACTTTGTTGGTTACTGTTATGACATCAATCGGTTCTCCTGATTTATATATTTCTTTTATTGCTTTCCATACTGTTTGATTATCTTTATAATAAAATGCATCTTCATCTCTTATCCATGCTGCTACTTTCTCATAAATAGAAACTCCATCAAGTAGAATGCATCCAAGTACTGACTCTTCCGCATTCTTGCTCGACGGAGCTACTTTTAAATTTGTCAATATATACTCCTTTCAGTTTTAGCTAGAAACGCTCCTTATGTTTGTTCCATCTTCATTAGAATTTTTCTTATGTCTAATGTATGGTGTCTTACAACTGTTACAACGATATACTGGAAACTTATTTGCTGATGTAATATACTCAGAATTTGTTTCTATTATATCATCTGCTCCACAAGTCGAACAAACATCTTTATCCATTAACACACCTAAGTTAGGATGATTATGGATATATGGTCTTATCTTTAAATACAATTCTTCTAATCCCATTACATCATGTCGGTTGTACTCAACCATCTCTTCCAATTTCTCTGATATACCAGCTTCACAATCTTTCCATAGTTGGAAATTTGTTTCAAGCTTATTTTGTAAATGAAAGTATTTTGTAAGGAAATCTTGTTTATATGAAGGCGCGAAGAACTCTCGTCTTGCAATCTTTAATGTATCAATCACCCTGAATGGACTTGGCGGTTGCATATCTTCTGATATGAATCTCCAACGAAGCTTTCTTAAATCAAACCTATCTCCGTTGTGTCCAATAACTATATCAGCTTCATCCAACAACTTCCAGATTGATTTCAGTATTCTTTTATCATCTCTATTTTTAGATTCTTTTGGTGTTACAACATCTGATTGTACATTTTCATCGTATAACCACTTAGCGGCCCAACTAATTATGTACTGATGCTTTGTTATCTGGTAGTGTTGAATGTATTGTTTATATGTTCCCCACCCTACAAAGTGATAGAAGCTTGTTTCAACATCAAACAACAGTATCTTTGGGAATCCATATTCTGTATAATCAATTGGAGCTGTAAACTGCCTCCTACATTCATTACAGGTCCATCTCTGCTGGTTTCTTCTTATTCCTTTTTTTCTTGTATGCGATGATGCACAACTTGGGCATACTGCTCTCATACTATTCCTTTCTAAAACAATTGGAATTGTTCTTTTGGTTCGTAATTCAATATGACTAATTCAGTTCTTATTT